GATAGAGTTTATTGGGGCAACAACATCAGGTGATCCTCTCTATAGTAAAGAGTCATTTGAGTTTCTAAAGAACCTGAACAAGAAAGACTTTCCTGCATTAAAAATGATTAAGATACACACAAATGGTCTGTTGTTGATGCAAAAATGGGAAGAGATAAAACACTTGTTTGACAATTTTTTTGTGAACTTAAACATATCCGTAGATGCCGCAACAAAGGAAACATATGAGGTGGTTAGAAAAGGCGGCAACTTTGATTTGTTGCTTAGAAACTTAGCATTCATCAACGAGAAAAAACTATCTAGCCTTACCATATGGTATTGTGTGCATGATTTGAATTACAGAGAGATGAAAGACTGCTACAATCTCATGGAATCTGTGTTATCAGAACAGGCAGTAAATTACAACTTTTTTACTGTAGAACAATGGTCGCAAAGTCATGAATTGCTTACTAGGCAGAAGGTTGATAATTTATTGCACCCAGAACACCGAGAGTATTTGAATGTAGCGACCGACTTTAAAACATCATTAGCAAGTGAAATACAAGCAGGAAAAATAGTCGCAAATATCTAGCATAAATAGTGTATTGAAATAGGATACACTATGGCTAGAAAAGTTAAACAGAAACAAGTACACCGAGTATACTGTACATACTTCCCAGATGGAAGTTACTACATAGGCTACTCAGGTAAGCCCGAGAGACTTTATGAAAAATATTACGGCAGTTCCAAGTATGTTAAAGAGTTTGAAGGTGAACTCACAAAGGAGACTATTGCTGAATTCGATAAAAAGTCATGGGCAAAGATGCAAGAGTTTCTATTACAGTGGCAACAAAGGCACGACCCTAAATGTTTAAATTCAATGCTGAACATAAGGCTAAACAAAGAGCCTCTTGCTGATTTCAAACCAATAGAGTGGACACCTAAATGCCTTTTATAATACTATTACTTTTTTCTGCACTAGCAGTATCTTCAGTCGCCGCCTACTTCTCTATTGTAGGTCTAATGGCAATTTTTCCGTCTGCTGAAATTCCTATATTGCTAATGGGTTCTGTTTTAGAAGTGGCTAAACTTGTCACTGCCTCTTGGCTGTACAGGAATTGGAAAACTGCTGGCATACTGATGAAGTCTTACTTCACTTCCGCAGTGATTATTCTATCGATCATCACTAGCCTGGGAATCTTTGGATTTCTGTCAAAGGCGCATATTGAGCATACCATAACATTAGGGGGTGACAATGCTATACAAATTGAAAATCTCACACGCCGCATTGAAAACGAAGAGAGGACAATATTTGATGCGCAAAAGGCTATCGAAACTCTTGATGAGTCGGTCCGTATCTTACAAGATTACGATAGGATCAGAGGGCCAGAAGGAGCTTTGGCTGTACGAGAAGGGCAAAAAGAGGAGCGTGATGAACTCAATTTGCAAATCGAAAATGCGGTTGAGAATATCGAAACTCTCCAGTCCGAACTTACACCATTGCGGAGTGCGGCGCTTGCAATCGAAGCAGACATTGGTCCTATAAAATATATCGCTGAACTCATATACGAGAACCCAGCCGAAAGTATCGATACGGCTGTTCGTTTGGTCATAATTCTTTTGGTCTTAGTATTCGATCCGTTAGCAATACTTTTGGTAATAGCCGCAAACATGTCTTGGTTACAAAGAAAGGGTATGCAGGTGACCTTTTTAGACGAATCAGCCTTGACAAATGATCTGCCAGACTATAATATAGCGGCTACTGAGAAAGAGGAAACTCCTGAAGAGGAGGTAGTTGAGTTATCTGAAACAGAGACAGAACAACTACAACGCCTTGACCGAAGTGTACGAAAAAAATTAGATTGGTTAATTGACAAAAAACGCAAAGGAGACTGACAAATGGCAGTTACACAAACCAAAGAAGAAATCATTGCTATGCTTCAAGCAGGTAATGTTACTTTCGATTACACCAAACTTGATGGTGCTACCCGTAATATTGTGGGAACACTGCAAGAAGGTGTCATTCCCCCAATCGATCCTAGCAAAGATGCAAACAGCACCCGAAAAACAAAAGATGAAAATATTGTTCTTTGGGATACTGAAGAGGCTGCTTGGAGAACGGTCAAATTGGAGAGAATAAACTCAATTAGCTCTTGACATTAGACTCCAGTGGTTGTAATATATACAATCACAACAAAAGGAGTCCATCATGGCAAAAGTAAAAAGAGAAACGCCTGTCAAAAAGGTTCGCAAAAAGCGCAAGCCTATGACAGAGGAGCAAAAAGCGGCTGCCGTTGAACGACTAGCAAAAGCTAGAGCCGCTCGGCAAGCCGCTAATCCCCCTGAGTATAAAAATGTGCATCCTTCTGTACTTGAAAAGGATGATGAGGATACTTTGTCTTTTAAGAATGTAAGAGAGTGGATTAAGTATCAGAAAGAAATGCTGACAGCCGCTCGGCAAGAACTCCGCTCAGGCGTAAAAGGCTCTGAAGCGAAAGTAGCATCCATTCAAGGATATCTTTCGCACATGGATGCTTATCTTCGTAGCGGAGACTGGATTGACAGTTTCTACGGCATGCACCGCGAACATAAAATGACTGAAAGATGTATTGCTATGGCATACAATGCTGATGGTACACCCAAGAGGTCACATGGAGTTTACTATCCTGATCTAGGCTATGTTTGGGGTAAAGAGCCTGAGTCTAACGGACTCGAGGAGTTTATGGAATGATAGTCGTAGATTTTAATCAGACAGCAATTAGTAGTTTTATGGCAGAGGTTCGTGGAAGAACTGATGTGGAGGTCAATGTGCCGTTATTGCGGCACATGATTCTCAATGCTATTCGTGGATACAAAAAACGCTTTGGCGCTGAGTATGGTGACTTGGTTATTGCTTGTGATAACCGACACTATTGGCGCAGAAAAGTGTATCCACACTACAAATCTCACCGCAGAAAAGTGCGAGATGATAGCGGCTTTGATTGGGGTAGTATCTTTGAGGCACTGAACGCTATTCGGAATGAAATTGATGAGTTTCTTCCCTATCCTGTTATTGATGTCAATGGTGCAGAGGCAGATGATGTCATCGGTACACTGGCTGCCTACAGTCAGACTGCTAAAGAAGGTGTGTTGTTTGAAGAAGCAGAACCCTTCTTAATCATTTCAGGTGACCATGACTTTAATCAACTGCAAAAGTGGAGTAATGTAAAACAGTATTCTCCTGTGAAGAAGAAATTTATTACTATCACTGAATCACCCCAGGCTGTATTGCTAGAGCATATCATTACAGGTGACAAGGGTGATGGTGTTCCTAACATGTTGAGTGATGATGATACTTTTGTTGAAGGTAAACGACAGAAGCCTATCAGAAAGGCATTGCTAGAACAATGGAAAACTATGCAACCTGAGGATTTCATTACAGGCGACATGGCTGCTGGTTATGTAAGGAATAAACAACTTGTTGATCTGAGCATGACACCGCAAGAAATACAGGATGACATTGTGGCTTCGTATAAGGCACAACAAGGCAAGGACAAGAGTCAACTCTTAAATTATTTTATTAAATTTAAACTGAAAGGCATGATTGATGTCGCGGAGGACTTTTAAATGATTATTGAAAAGCGGGAATATCACCAAATGACTAGCACTCTGACTTATGATATTTGTGAAGATGATATCATTGAGGCTTTTGGTAGTATTGAGAATTTTACGGATAATATGATTGAGCATTCAGATGAATTTTATCATTTCATGATGGATTATGACTATGACCGAGAAGACGATTTGTGGACTGACCGCAAAGGCGGCTATGATGTCGATTGGGATATAGTAGATGAGCCTTAACTATCTCATATATAATGAGTGTGAAATATAAAATTAGTTTAAAGAAAATTAAGTTGAGGAAAGATCATGAAGTTTAGACAAATTAATGAAGGCTTTGATTGGGTATTCAAAGTCGAAGGTGTAGATGCACAAGTGAAGAGACTCAAGGATTGGGCGGCTACAAATCAAACGCTTGTACCTTGTGTGCGATGGGGTGTAGGTGCTGAGAAACCTGAATGGAGTTTACCTGAGGGTATGCCCGAGACAGTAAAGTTGGATAAAGATATCCCTGATGGTATGGGTGACACTACTATTCAAATGGAGTGGCGTAGAATCAGTGCATTCACTGAACCTAACAATAACATGCAAAAACTACCTGATTGGAAAAGAGAAGCCAACTGGTTACAGATTATAGAGGGCTTGCATCACAAAGAAGCCGTATGGCTAACTGCTATTAAAGATGGAAAGCTCCTTGAAGTTTGTCCCAGCCTTGAAGCACTTCTACCCACTCTAGGTATTGCGGAATACAATAAGCCGGCGCAAAAGAAAAAGCGAGCCGCTCCTAGAAAAAAGCGACCAGCAAAGGAGAAGTCAAATGGATGATAGACTTGGACAACCAATTAATTATCAATATGCCTACGCTGGCAAAACGGTTAATTGGTTTCATACGGACACCGAGGAGATGGCTCAGCAGGTAGGTACGGCTGATATGCATGTTGAATACAGGTTCAATGATTGGGGTTTTCGTATGGACCTCGATATGCACGAAATCCCTGAAGGCTGTGACATATACATGGGCGACAGTCATATGGTAGCGTATGGTATCAATTTAGAAGACTCCTGGCAGTGGAAATTGCATCATGAACATTTTAAAAGCGACAAGCCGTTCGTCAATTTAGCCTCTTCAGGAACTACCAATGATACAAATTATAGATTGCTACGATATTGGGCTCCTAAACTAAAACCTGCGAGATTATTTGTGTATAATGCTCCTGGCTATAAGATGGAGGTTGTAACATCGGATGAAGGTGTTGTAGGCTACGGTCCCTGGCTTTACGGTGAATACAAACTAGGAGAAAGAAAAGAACACCCAGATTCATTTGAAAAGCAGGTGTGGATACGAGTCGTAACACCTCCGTTGCAACGGCAAATGAATGATCTGAGAAATAAGGATGCTCTCTTTTATTTGTGTTCAACGCTGGGCATTGAACTTTATTATGCGGAGTCTCCTGACATCATTGCTATGCCAGATAGAGGATTGCAAAAAAAATGGTATGGCGAGGCGAGAGATAAATTCCATGCAGGAGTGAATCAGCAAAGTTTGCACATGGAACGCTTTATGAGCCAGGCTAATCTTTAGGACGATACGGGTCATAGAAGCGACCCCACTGCCATTCTTCGGGCAACTCAAAATCTAATTTCACTAAATGGAGTTTACCATCAGGCTCAACACACCAACGGCGCTTAGGTCTTTCGTAGGCTCTTTGTCGAATCTTAGCAATGGTCTCGGGCTTATGCTTTCTACCGTACATAGGATTGAACTCACCACGCCGAGTGCCTTTCATGGTGCTAGATACTTTATCACGAAACTCCTGAGACCTACCATTTTGCACGGCAGGATGATTCTCTCCCAGCTTGGCTTGTCTGATTCTCTCTCTACCTTCAGGCGTATGCCAAGCTGTCCTGTCTCTACATCTATCCACGATAGGCAAGGATTGCTTGTTTACAGTGATAGCATATTCACGAATCGCCTCAACCGTAGACTGCTTGATAATCATCTCCCGTGGTTTAGGCACATCCTGGAGAGACTTTTCGTCCACGATCCAAAACTCGTTTCTACACTGAAATAGGAAAAATCTGCTTGCTCTTGACATATTATATGCTCAAATCACCTCATCTGAGACTATTTATGTGACCCAAATACAAACTTTTTTCAACTTTTTTTGAAATTGCAATCAAATCAATGACTTAGGGCAGTAGAAAAAGGTTGACTTATTGGTCAATAGGCACTATAATGTGTACATAAAATGAGAAAACAGAGAAAAAACATGACTAAATTCAACAAAGAAGACTTCACTTGGGACGGTATGTATCTGATGTATCGTGGTTCTTTTGAAGGAGCTAAATTGATGATGGATGTATGCCCTGATGCTCATCCTTCTTGGGAAGGTAAATTGAAACCACAATTCATTGCTCGATTCAAGTACGGTAAAAAGCCTTACAGGTCTTGGATTAACTTTCTAGTTAAACATGCAACTGTTGAACAGTATGTCGCTCTTGCAGAAGAAACTAGTCCTCGTCAAGCAATGGAAACTCTAGGATGGGTAGCATAATGAAATTCGTAATATCAACACAAGTCCTTAAAAACTACGGTGCACACTGTGAGGACGGCAAATTCTCTTCGGGTAACGCCCGTTGGAAGATGAAGGGTGGCGAAGACTACTGTGTGACAGGACTTGATCGCATCCAAGATGCGGTCGCTTTCGTGGCATCCAAGGCGATGTATAACGAAATCGAACTCAAGGAGTTTCCAGTAAAATGGCAGACCTACGAAGAGTGGGAAGCCAAGCTACCTGAGGATGAGGAATATCGTGAATTCCTCTTGGATCGTTTGGAATGGGTATCTCCCCGGGGGACTTATGATTAGATTAGCCGTTGGTTTTTTTATAACTTTTGGTGCAGTAGGTAGGCTTGATGTTGATCCTACTGCATCTCTTTTAAATTATACTCTGTTAGCGTTTCTAGGGCTTGCGATTATGGCATGGCCCATTTTTGACGGGTCTATCACTGAGATTGATGAGTAAAAAAAAGGTTGACTTTTAGGTCAGCTGGAAGTATAATATAGTCTGAAATTGAGAAAAGGAAAAGATTATGGCTTATATCAATGCAAAAGAAGTTAAGGCGATTCGTGAGGAACTCAAGCGTGAATTCCCTAAGCATCGTTTTTCAGTGACAAAAGACTCAGGTGGTCTAGCCGTTTCGGTCAGTGTGATGAAAGGTCCTGATGACCTACTCTCAGATATCGGTGAGACTTGGGCTGGTTCTGGTTACACTCAAATCAACCATTATCATACTCACATGTATGGTAAGCATCAAAAGTTTTTTGACAAGGTGGTGAAA